GATTGGTCCGAACCAGTATCAGCACCAGCGTTTGCATTAGGAATAGGATCGCCCTCAGCATTTGGATCAGTTCCTCCCATACCTGGATCTACTGCAACATCTGGCATGCCTGGTGGCATACCGATACCTTGTGCATGTTCTTCTTGAATCTCTTTGTCCATTTCTGCAATTTCGTCATCATCCAAACGAAGAACATTCTTACGAATCCAGTTCATTGAATAGTAACGACCGACATAAGGATCAATCTGTGCAAGTGTAGTTAAACGCTCACGTGTCAGTTCTGCTTCTTTGAGTTCAGTAAAGTTATTATCTTTAATGAAGTCGTAGAAGATGTGTTCTTTAAATTCTTTCCATTCTTCTGCTGTACAAATACCTTTAAGTACACATTGAATGCGTAAGATATCGTCAAACATTTCAGAAAATTTATTTCTTACTCTGTTTACAAACTTGAAGAACTTCAATTCGTCACGAGTAATCTCTGCAACACGGCCTAATGTGAATCCTTGATTTTCTGGATCCAAACGAGAGATAGGAACATTGAGAGACTTGTATAGTTTTCTTTCGAAATACTTAACATCTTCCAACTCACCCAAGTTTTGTCCACCAGGTAGAGTTGTAATCTCTGTACCCTTACCGCCTTCACGGCGAGGTAGCCAGAAATCTTCTAACATAGAAAGATGTTTACGGTCATCTTTAACTTCACCAGTCTGTGCATCATAGACAAGTTTGTTTTTGTACTTGACCATGATATCACGCAAGTATTGTTCTGCTTTTAGTTTTGGTAGATTACCAACATCAATGTAGAAAATACGGCGTTCTGGCGCACGAGAAATGCGATAGATGACAGTAGCATCTTCAATCATGCGTAACTGATTGAGAGGCTTAATTGCTTTGTGTAGATATGAAAGAACAATCGCACGGCGAGAGTCCATCAAACCTGAGTTAATATTGATGATTGAGTCTGGTGCAATACGAACACCAACTGGACCAAAGTTGTTTGATCCACCTGATACTACTTTGTCGTTATACAAATAGTATTCATTGATTGTCTTTACAATCTCTGCGCCAGTCTTTTCATCTTTTTCTTTTTTGATTTCACGGATCTTACGAATCTTACGTGGATCAATGTAACGCAATTCTTGAATACCTAATGCAGGTGCTTCTTTGTTAATCATTGCGTGATAGTATAATCTGCCGTCAACATAGTAACGACGGAATATGTCATGTGCCATGTTGTTATAGTTCAACAACTTCAACACATTTTGAAATTCTATTTCAATGCGTTTCTTGATATTTTCGGTGACCTTCAGGTCATCCATGACGAGTTTAATATTTCTACCATCGTCATTTTGAACAATCGCTTCATTGATAATATCATCAATGGCTGATTCGATTTCTGGTTGCATTGCCATCTCACGATAGCGAGAAATGAGTTCTACCTCATTCTTTGCAGTTCCATCCATGTCAACATATGTACCGTAATATGCTGCCGAGGAAAGAGTAATAGCACCGTCCTCATTAGCAGGCGGCGCAAAAGCAGGTTGAGCATTTTGGACATTGATGTCCTCATCCTCACGAGATATTTTAAATCCGAATAGAGTTAGTGCCAAAATTGATTCCTTTCCATAATAAAGATGTGGGGAGAAGTGTTACTCCTCCCCTTGCAACATTAACTTGTTGTATCCGATTCCCACCATTGATAAGCGAATGTTACGCTAAATTCTTCAATGGAGTCATTTGAACCCCAATCCAAATCAATTGGTGAAACATCAGTTGGGAACATACCAACAAATTTGTAGGTCTTGATAGGCACACCAGTCTTACTAAATTGCGTTACAGTAGCATCAGCAGTATATAGTAACTGATTTAATGCGGCTGGATTGCGTAAGTTGGATGCGTTGCTATTCAAACCATTCATCCAAGATTCAAATCCATTACGGATATTGAAATCTTCATCGTTGATGATTTGTAGTGTCCAGTCAGCAAAAGTTCTATTGCCAGCAAATTTCATTTCACGACCAAAGTAGTATAGTGGTGCTACACCAACTGTTGATCCTGGAAGTTGTGCTGCTTTAGCCATAAATGTTAGGCGTTGCCCTGCAACTGCGGCGTTAGCCACCGCAGGGAACGTCAAATTGACTTGGAACAGATTAGGACGGGCACCGTCCCCTAGCATATTTGCTCTGAATTCTGTTACATTAAAAGCCATTTAGTTTTCTCCTTATCGTTGTATTATTTATTAGAACTTACCAACGATTTCTGTGAAGTCAACACCAGTGCGAACTGCAACGAAATTCAACTGAATGAAGTTGATTGAACGAGCAGGCTTGATGTAGATATCACCGACGAATTGGTTAGAATCAATGACTTGTTGTGTATTGTTTGTTGTGTCACAAACTACACGATAGTCATAGATACCACGGCGACCTTGTATATCACGTAGGAAAGGTTCTACGAGAGCAACAAATTGTGAACGAGTAAATTCATCGTTGAATTCGAACAGAGAATACTTAGATGCTGTTGCAATTGCTTTTTCAAGCACAATGAATAGTCTACGAACATTGATACGGTCGAATGCAGATGGCTTAGACAACATTGTTTTATCTCCAAACAATACTGTACCTTCACCTGGGAATGCAACAAGTGGGTTAACACCAGCAGCATACAATACATCACGGTCCGCTTTAGTTGGGTTGAATGACAACTTAACAACATTCTTAATTTGACCACGATTTAGACCAGCAGGTGAGAACCATGGATCACGAACATTGTCTGTGTATACACATAGACCAGCAATGTCACCGTTAGCAGGAACCCAACGATATACATTGTTGTACTTGTCAAACTGATATTTCCATGCAGAATCCATCACAGCATATGATGAATTGATGCTTAGAGAGTTACGATATGCAGTAATACCAGCAGAAGTTGGTGATGTTACTGCTGTTGCAAGAGTTGGAGAGATGAACGCAACTGCGTCTTTGCGTGAATCTGCAATGTTTGCAACATAGTTTTGACCTGCAACACCTTTTTCACCGATGTCACCAGCAATCAGTAGAGATACATCAACTGATGTAGCATCAGAGAATTGATCCCAACCTAGTTGATAGTCAGCCAATGTTGGAGTCTGTGTTGTACCGCCAGCCAATTGAACAAAGCAGTTTGCGTCTGTAGCAGAACCGAATGTTGTATTAGATGCGACAGAACCAAATGTTGTACCGATATGATTAGCGATATAGATGTACTTAGAATTGTCTAGAATCTTTTGAACATAGTAGTTTGATGAACCGTCATCGTTCTTAGCGTCAGATGCTTTAGATACATTTGAATATGTTTCCAAAACAGTTGCACGACCAGAAGATGTGAATTTACCGTTTACATCAATAACAGCAATGTGCATTTCGTCATATGAACCGTTTTGACTTGTTGCATATGTTGAAGTGTTTGGTGCTGCTGCAAAATAACTAGCCAAGTTCAATGAAACGCCAGTTGCGCCAACATTGCATGTTGTCCACAATGAAGAATTGAACTGAGATGTGTTTGCACAAACTGCAACTTGAAGGCTGTTACCCATGTCGCCAGGATAACGAGCAACAAAAGAACCTAATGCAGAATTTGTTCCTACTGGATATGTCTGTGAATATACATCTTCATTCTTGATTTGGAAACCAGTAGAACCAGATGTTGCGTTGTTAGACATGTTATTAGCAGCACGAACAACACGCAAATTATTACCATATGCTAAGAAGTTAGCGGCTGGAAAGAAAGATGTGAATGTGTTCGTAGTTGGCTTACCAAAACGGTCAACCAAAGTGATTTCGCTGTCTACTAAAACTCTTGTATTTACAGGACCCCATTCAAAGCGTCCTACGATTGCACCGGCTGTAGTTGATACCGCAGGAACAACCGTTGTAAGGTCAATCTCGGATACATTTACGCCTGGAGATAATTGAAATGCCATTTGCTTCTCCTTGTTATAATGTTATGTTGGCAAGTATAACTTAAACTTATGAACTATTTATCAATAAGCCTTTTTACAGTCCTCTAGCCAACTCTTTGAAGTATTCACCGTATGGATCACTCGAAGAACCCGTTACCCAAACATCTCCATCTTCTACTACAAATGGAACATCCAGACCATCTTCTAACTCACCTACAGGAAGCATTTCTTCATCTACCTGATGATAATTTTCAAGTTGTAACTGTTTACGAACATCATGGTTGACAATATCTTTGAAGTATTTCTGAGTAGTCATCCACCCAAAAAGAACTAAAGACATAGCCAAATCATCGTTTGCTCCTTCCTCGGCTTTGAATGTATTACCTTGTGCGGTAAATGTAGTCAATTCTGAGATAGTATCAAAGTCTTGTATACTTAGTTTGTCTGTTTCTACAAGAGTTTTGAGGTTTGAGCAACCAATACGCTTAACCTGAGGTGACATTTTGACCCCAAGTTGTATTCCTCTACCGAAACCGTTAGACAATTCCTGTGCCTTTTTGTTTCCTGTAAAGACCTTTACTACATTCTCATACTCCATATCCATGTGCAAAATGTCAGCAACTTGTGGATTGTTGTTAATTTCTATGAGAATGTATGCATTGTTATAGTATCTAGCCGCATTGAAAATTTCAGTTGGAAATAGAATTGGCGAAATACCTGCATCTTTAAATTTAGCCACAACTCTGTATGGCGTTGTTGACACATCAATAACTGAGAATGTTGATGCGTCTAAGTTTCTACCTTCAGCAACATCAACACACATAGCATAGATGTGGTCAAGTTTTTGTCCTCCGTCACCTTTGATAGGTTCTTCATATACATCCATGCTACCTTGACGACGAATAGGATCAATATATGTCAACTGCTGTAACTTGGATCCGGAGATTAATGTGTTAGTCGAACCCAAGAATTCAGTTTCAAATTCTTGACGGAATTGTTGTTCTGATGTATTCTTGATAGTTTCATCACGCCACTTTTCGTCACGACCTGGAACCATCGACCAGTGAATTTCAAAATGCTTGTAATTGCTCTTACCTGTCGTTGCATCCATCCACATCTTGTAGAATAGATTCATACCGTTAGGTGTAGAAACAATAATAATCTTTGTAGACTTACCTGATGAGATTACAGGATAAACTGAGTTGAAGAACTCGGTAGCCATGTTGTTTGGTACGAACGCAAATTCGTCCAAGAATACAATGTTAAATGATCCACCACGAATAGCAGACGATGAAGTAGAAGCGGCGATGATTGATGAGCCGTTTTCTAATTCGATGTTACCTTTGTTCCACTCCGAGATACCTTGTTGTAGCCAGCGTGGCAGGTTTTCGTATGCAAGTTGATACTTTGATAGAATGTCACGAGCCAGAGAACCTTTGTTAGCCAGAACGGCAATACGCTGTGAATCTTGGAACAGAGTAACCCAAAGAAGATAACCTACAGTCGTTGTTGTCTTACCGACCTGACGAGGACACTTGGTTATAACGAAACGATTCTCATGGAACAATCTCACCATATCTTCCTGAAAATCCCACATCTTAAACTTGACAAGACCTTCGTCAACGTTTACAATCTTGATATAGTTTTTGATAAAGTAAACTGGATCTTCAGCACATTTTGCGTATTCTTGTGCTTGTTCTAGTGTGTATTGTTCTTGGACGCCCGCACGTTTCAATAACGGGTTGTCACGATAACTTTCTTTAATCATCTTTGCTTCTTACCATTTTAAGTAAGTCGGCTGTTGTGCCAACAAAGATTGCTTTATCGACAGACACTTCTGCTTTTTTGTTTTCGCCTCTGAGATCCCTCAGTTGCTTTTGAATTGCCAACAACTCTTTGTTAGCATCAACTACGTTCTTTAACATTGTCGCTGCAACTTCAAATGCACGTGGATGTTCTGTGTCACGAGCAATTGCTAGAATGTCATCAATAGCAAGTTGACCTTTGGCTATAATCTTTTGTAGATTTTCACGAGACTGTTCATAGTCTTTTTGAATGTCGTCAGATATTGGTTTCTCAGGAACGACAGCGGGTACTGGTGCAACAGGTGTAGATTCTATCACCTTAGGTGTCACATCAAGAATTTGATCCATACTCTTTTCAAATTTACTCATGTTTATGTGTTAGGGAATTCCCTAATAGTAGTTGTTACTGTATAGTTATCTGTTACATTTGCTGATATTGGATTTGGTACTGAATTCGCAGATACCATGATTGTGGGTTGAATATAATAAGATTGCAGTTCGCCTGATGCGAACGAACTCACACCATGAATGTCTGATCCTGATACAAAGTTACCTTCAATCTGAACAACTGTAAGTTTGCTTCTGCTAGGAACCCACGCTTTAACTCTTGCTGTCGCAGTTGAATTGTCTGCACTTGCGCCTTGATATACAAGTTCGCCTTCGGTAAATGTTCCCGTGACTCCATCTAATACAAAGTCAACATTACCACCATCAATCATAGCATCATCAAGAATCTGTGTGATTGACTTAGTGATAATCTTACCTGAAGAAATAGGTCCGTACACAAAACCTTTTGCTGTGAAATTAAGTGTCCAGATAATCTTGCGAACATCACCTTCAAAGCCACCTTCATAATCAACTTCATATTTCGTGTCTTTGAGGACAATAGGAATCTCTTTGACGATTCCCATTTCTGGAATCATGTTGATTTTGATTGTGTAGTCTGGTGTAAAGAAAGGAAGAATGTGTTCAATAATCTGAGTTCCATCTTCAACATTACGAACATAAATGCTCAATGAGAAATCAAAGTTGTATGGAACTGGATTGTACTGTGCAAGTACACTTGAGTTAGTAGATCCTCTTGCAAAGTTTTTAGAATTTGTGACTTGCTTGCGTGACGAATCGTACTCCAAACCTGTCATTTCAAATGACATTAATGGTAGAGTTAATTGTGATTTTGTGTCCATATTGGGTTCACCCTCAAGACGCATGACATTTCGTTCTCTTGGACCATAGAAGATAG